ACGAGAGCCGCTACTATGAGATTTGGGTTACCGACGGAACTGTGGAGGGAACCCACATGTTCGGCCTCATCCCAGCCAACGACCTAGTCGTAGAAATCGCTTAGGTGGTACCTATGGCTACGCTGTTGGTGTGCGCGTATCCGGAGTCTGGCATCACCATGGTCGTGATGGACGGGTACGGCTCAGGCGAGACCAACGAGCTTCACCGAAGCCACGGCTTTCTGTCGGACTTCGCCCAAAAGGCACCGGAGCTGGTTGCGGAGCACGGAGTGACCGACGTGGTTCTCTACGGGCGTCCGCACGACTACGTTGCGAAGCTTGAGGAGTATCTCGCGGAGTCTGTACCTGAAGCCAAGGTCAGGATTTGCGACGCACACATGGGATTCTAGGGCCTCAGGACGGCATTCAGACGGAAAGGATTGAGATGGTTCGCTACCTTGTAAAGACCACGGAGCAATACCGAATCGACGCTTCAGAGGTGGACCTCAAGGAGTTTCAGGAGAAGCTCAAGGAGGACGCCGAGCGCCAGGGCTACATGGTGACCCACTTCTCGTACACCGAGGTGACGAGGAAGGACGACGAGTGGTACCGAATCAAGGTGGTGAAGGAGTTCGAGAAGGAGTCCGAACCCGACCTTCCGCTGAAGTCCGTGTCCTACGAGCGCTACGCCTCTTTTGGCGAGCTGGACGGTACCGACGAGCCTGTGGACGTGGAGCTGGGCGACAAATGGTAATCGAGATAAAGTACCACGACGACGTCTGTCGCATCGAGAAGATTGCCGTTGGCGACTGGATTGACCTGAAGTGCCGCTATGATTACGACTTTGAGCCTGGCGACTTCAAGCTCGTCGACCTCGGGGTGAGCATGAGAGTCCCGGAAGGCTACGAGACGATTGTCGCCCCACGTTCCAGCACGTTCAAACGCTACGGGCTTTTGCAGGCGAACGGAATCGGAATCATCGACAACTCGTTCAACTCTGACTTGGACGTGTTCCAGTTCCCGGCCTATGCGACCAGGAGCGCGCATCTGGACGCGGGTACCAGAATCTGCCAGTTCCGAGTCCAGAAGTCCCAACCTGAGGTCGAGCTGGTCGAGGTAGACACCCTGGGTACCGACAAGCGCGGTGGTTTCGGAAGCACGGGAATCTAGGCACGGGGAAACGAACGGACACAAAAAAGACGCCCTCGGCGAGAAAAATCGTCGGGGGCGTCTTGTTTTTAAGGAGGAAAGATGAGGGTTTTGTCGCTTGACCAGGCGTTGAGGGTAAGCGGATACGCCGTGTTCGAGGACTGTCCAGAAGGATGGAAGCTGGTCGAGTCCGGAACGTTCGAGGTAGGTTCGACCGGCGACATGGGGAAACGTCTTGTCGGATTCTCTGACAATCTCGACGAGCTTTATCGCAAGCATCGGTTCACACACCTCGTCTTCGAGGACATCCAACTTCAAAACGGTAACGTCACGACCTATAAGTCTTTGGCCTACGTTCAAGCTGTCGCCATCATCTGGTGCTTCAACCGCTCCATGCCGTACACCCTTTACGCGCCGTCTCACTGGAGGAAGCTTTTGGGCGGCGTGTGGGGAAGGAAGAGGGAGGACCAGAAGAAGAAGGCGGTGGAGGTTGTGAAGGAAAGGGTCGGATTTGACACAAAAAGCAGCGACGAGGCCGACGCGATATGCATCGGGCTTGCGTGGGTTGACAAACAATTAGAGCAATAAGAAAAAGAACCGTCATCGACTTCCTGATACAAGGAAACCGGTGACGGTTCTTCTGTTTCATGCGCTGGGTTAAGCTGACGCCACAGCCGCAACTCCCGTCTGCCACCTTCGTTCTTCGAGCACCCTGAGATATGTTTCCATAGCAGAAAGCTGTCGTTCGAGAAGCTCGCGAGAACAGCCAGGCGCGTCGTCGGAGTCTTCCCAAGACTTGAGCGTTTCTCGCAGGCTCTCCGTGCGAATGTTCAGCTGGTCACGCTCGGCAAGGAACCTGTTCCAAGGGTTGGAGTCGACCATGTTTGGAACGGTACTTGCAAGGGGTGAGGAGAGAGAGTTGACACCTTCCGGGTCGAACGCGGTAAGTGCGACATGCGGAGGACGGCCAGTAGAGTTAAGAATCTTCAGCATCGAGTCGGTCATGTCGCTGGGAATCATCTTGACAGGCTGCATCCCGAGACGTTCGGCCTCCTCCTTTGCGCACTCCTCGCACAGGTCCATAGGCTCGTAACCCCAAACATACATGCAGCTCCAACGCAGTGGAACATCGGACTCCTTGCCACATCGGTCGCAGGTTGCAACGTTTTTCTTCACAGCAAGCCTTCTTTCTTGTCGTGCCGCAGTTTGTAAATGCGGCTAGACTTTTCAAGAACGCTGCCATTGTACACTTGTAGATATCGTGTGTCAACGTTCCATTACCGCTATGTAAACGGAATAAAAAACGCCGCCGCAGCCTCCCACACCCACGCCGCGTCCGACGTGACCAGCGGGACGCTCGCGGTGGCCCGGGGCGGTACCGGGGCCACCACGGCGGCGGAGGCGTGCAGCAACCTTGGGGTCCTCAGGCCGACGTTGCTGTACAGCAACTCGACCGGGACCACCGGCTCCGTGACCCTGTCGGAGACTGCCGCGAACTTCGACCATATACTCATCATATACACGGCCAACTCAACGGGCTTCGGCAGCAGTGTCGGGCCGATGTCGTCTGTCGTCACCCAGGACAAATGCTACGTGTCGCTAAATGCAATTTACGCGGCGGCTGACACGCTATTCCAATTCCGTACGAGCACAGCTTATGTCGACGGAAAGAGTATCACGCGCGGATTAGGGGGATACTGCAACTTGTCGACATCTTCGAACAACTACGAAGGACAAATTTCATACTCGGGAAACGGCATAAATATTATCAGAGTTGTCGGGTTTAAGTAGAGAGGAGGGCTTCCGTGGCCCTGTATAAAGAAATGGAGCTCGCGAACGGCATGACCGTGCGCTATCACCGCGTTACGAGCGTTACGAGCATCGTCAATAACCAAAACCTCGTGGAGGTCGCGTCGTACATCGACGCATCGCGCCGGGACGGCGAGCGGGAGGCGATGGCGGCGGGCGAGGACATGGACGTCCTCGTGAGCACTAAGGTCTATGCCGCTCCATACGACGGCGCCATGAGCGTATCCGAGGCATATGCCTGGCTCAAGGGCCTGCCCGCCTTCGATGGGTCAGAGGACGCATGAGCGCGTGCAGTGCGGCGGCGCGCGTACATCTATCTTATCTTCACTACCAAATATGAAAATACCGCCCTGTCTCCAAGGCGGTATTTCTAAGGTTTGTTATATGCTGGCGCTTAAATCAGCCATCTAACCTCGTCACGAATCTTCTCCGGCACATCCTCAATCGTAATCTCGCCACGCTTAATCCGCCTGGCGTAAACCTGTGCGATAGCACTAGCCATTGAGCGCTCCAATCATCTCATATAGCTCGCAGATAGCCGCGTCGGTCACGGCCTGAGGGTCCTCGGCGTTCATCGCCTCGATGTCGGCGTCGGAATATCGCACGTATAGCTGCACTTCTTCATAGTCATCGTCGGCCAGTGCGAATTTGGTCACGTTGTCGATTGTCGCGTAGGCTTCTGGGGGGGCCCACATGCACTGCTGGACTCTACCTCTTTCGAGGTCAGGTGCGCCGATTAGGTCGGTTTGCGTGTCGTAGTCAATAGTTCTCATGGCTCGCTCCTATACCCATCTGCCGCTGATGTATACAAAGCACCGCATCGCGTCGGTGCTCACGTTTGTGTACAGTCGGACTGTAAAATCGGTGCTTGATAGTGATGTTACCGCGCTGGAAAACACAGTACCGCTTCCAGCAAGTCGCGGCTGAACTATAACGGCATCGGTGTTTGCTGAAGTGAACGGTAAATTAAGTGTGATGTCGCCGTAGTAAAACCCGTTTACAGGCCCGTTTGTACACTTGACTGCATATGCGCTATTATTTACTGGAAATAGATATGCTGCATACTCAAATTCACCCGAGCTGTATTTGGTCCAATGGCTCGCGATTCCCGATTCGCCAAATGTGCTTGTGCGTCCAACGACGAGTGACTGCTCTGTGCCTTTTGCAATGATTCTATCAGCATAAAATCTCAGCACTCCGCTGGATTCCTCAATGATTCGCGATGTGTAATCATCGGTTCTGCCGTTATAGTGAAAATCAAGATATCCGCCGTGGGTGGCGTCGGTGGCTGGATTGAATTCTATGGAGCCTGGTCTATTTTTCATGGCATCAAGGTTTGACCTGGCTCCATCAGCCGTGCTCGCCCCAGTTCCGCCGTTCGCAACCGGCAGAACACCGGTGACGCCCGGCCGGGGAGACGCCTGCAAGACGCTGGCCGCAGCGGTTGACGCCAGGTTGGTCAGCATACTGGGGCTGGCCGAAAGCCCGGTGCCGCCGCGGGCCACCGCGAGCGTCCCGCTGGTCACGTCGGACGCCGCGTGGGTGTGGGATGCGGGGGCGGCGCCGATGTTAGACAAAGCCGCTGCTGCAGTCGTTGCGCCGGTGCCGCCGTGCGCGACGTCAAGCGCACCTCCGTTGATTTCGCCCTCGTTGAGGTACCAGGTTGCGCCATTGCCGTCGGTTCCGGGGGTGAACTTTATCACAGGCTGGGTTTCCAAAAGGTAAGTCGACTGGTTGATTGCCGTCTCACCGACGACGACGGAGCCGTCGGTTTGCGTACCTGCCGTGACCATGTTCTGTCCGGCCGTGCCGTTCGAGATGTCGGCCACAAGGAACAGGTTTTTGCCGCTGCCGTCGTCTGGGTACTTCGATGCGCTGCGCTCTATGTTGATGCCGGTTTCTGGATTGAGATTGGTGTCAAGCTTAATCTGACCGACGTTTTCAGTACCTGTTGACACGGCTGCCGCAGACATTTTTCCGCTGACGCTGACGCTTCCTTTGACGATTTGCGTTTTGCTGTATTCGCCATCAAGCGCAAGCGCCCCGATGTCGGACGGGGAAAGCTCTGCCCACTCCCCGTTTTTCTTGTACTTGAGCTTTATCTTTACCACCTCGTCCTTTTACCGAAAGACACCGGCGTTGAGCGCCTGCTGGACCACCTTCACGGTCGCTGCGCCGCAATATCCGTCGACAGTGAGCGAGTAGCCCTTGCTGTTAAGCCAGGTCTGAAGCGCCTTCACCGTACCTTGACCGGCGATGCCGTCTGCGGTTGCGCCGACCTTCTGCTGGAGAAGTTTGACAGTCTGAGAACCGCTACCAGGGTTCGAGACAAACTTCCAAGAGGCGGTCACACAGTTCGCAAGGTACTTCTGGTTGCCCGTGTACTGGCGCGAAACCTCACCGTCGACGTACGGGGCACCAAGCTGTTCCTGGAGAGCTTTCGTCGTCGCGGTGCCCCAGTAGCCGTCAACCTCGATTGAACCTGCTGTGTCCGAGGCGTCGTCTGAGGTTTTGTCGGTCGTGTCTGCGGTCGTGCTCTGAGACGGCGCGACGGTTCCAGAAGAGGTTCCATCGCCGACAACTGGGATGTCGAAGGCGTTCAGGTAACCCTTGGCGATGTCGTCCAGGCGGTTGGCGAAGGTGGCAGCGTCGTCCGCGTTGCTGATGAAGCCGTTCTCGACGAGACGGTAGCTGTAGCCCTTGATGTAGGCCTGGTTCACGTTCTGAAGGTCGTTTCGACCGGCGAGGATGGTCGAGCGTCCAGGGAAGATTCCCGAAATGAAGGCCGCAAGCGCGTTGTCGTACTGGTCTGGGGTGGTCTCAGCCTTGTAGATGACGTGACCGCCCTTCGCCGAGGCGGACGCCGAGTCCATATGAAGCTCGACGATTTGCACGCCCGCCGGGATGTCCCAGTTGTAAATGCCTTTCTCGGCATAGCAGTTCTTGGTCTGCGGGGCGAGGATTACGTTGTCGCCGCCGAAGTCCTTGATGCGCTGCGCCAAAAGGCGTACCTGGTAGGCTTCCTGATATCCGTTGCCGCACGCGCCTGGGTCTGCGTAGCTGTTGGAGAACACCTCGGTCGAACCGCCGTGTCCTGAGATTACATACAGGGTGTTGCCCATACACGACTCCTTCTTCTCTATGCTATGAGCCAAATCTTGTTGCGCTCGCGCTCTTCGGCCGCGGCCCTTTCTGCCCTCTTCCTCTCTTCCCTCTCGGGGCGGTGGTCGTTCATGGCGACCGGGACGTACGACGCCAGGTTTATGTAGACTTCCACTATGTTGGCGGTCTCACCGCGACACGCGGACAGGGCCTTCTTGACGGTGTCTTTGTCAAGCTTCGCCGCCTTCAAACAGCGTTCCGTGACACCGTGCTCGCCGTCGTATTCCTCGTCTACAATCAAACCCGCGCCCATGAACGCTCCTTTTGGGACATTAAGCCGCATCGACCGACGTTGTTTTCAAATTTGTTTTTTAGCTCGCGCTTGTGTCGAACCACAGGAGCACGTTTGGGTCCGTCGGTTCGGTGTCTGAAACCGAAACCTCCGGAGTCTCCTCGACGTCGCTCGTGTCGTTCACGAAGTGCCGCGAGTCGTCAAGGTCGTACACTATTACGTCCTTGTCGGTCACGAAGTACAGGTTGCCGTCGGTCACCGGCTGCGCGTCGAGCTGTTCCTGGGTGACCTCGTAGAACTTTACCTGTGACAATCCTTTTTCCTCCTCGTCCTTACCCAAAAGATGGTTGTATGGAGTCCTTTTGGGACGCTTTACGAAGTATCCGTCTGTTGGGAGATTTTGTGAGATTGTATCACAAGAAACTATGTGTGTCAAACAGACAAAAAGAAGGGACGGGCAAAGTTACCCGCCCCTTCTTTTGACTAGCTAAAGTTTAAATGGAGTTCCAGGTGAGGGCGGCGGCAATCTGCTCGTCGGCGTAGGCCTCAGCGGCAGTCTGAGCCTCGCTCGCCTTGGTGGCGGCGGTGCCAGCGGCGTCGAAGTCGGTGGTGGCGGCGTAGGCGGCGGAGGCCAGGCCGGCGACGGCCACGTTGGTGCCGTCGACGGCGACGGTGCCGTTCTCGGTGCCGGTGGTCACCTTCTGGACGGCGCTGTCTGCCTTTTCGCCCTGCGCGGCGGTGGCGTAGTTTCCGGCCAGGCCGTCGGCGTAGGCCTTGGCGCCGGAGAGGGCGTCGTCGGCGGCCTTCTTGACGGAGCCGTCGCCGGTGCCCTCGATGACGTCAAGGCGGGCCTCGATGGCCTCGTCGGCACCCTCAAGCTCTTCCTTGGCAGCGGCCAGGGCCTCGGAAGCAGTCTTCTCGGCCGCGGCTTGGGCGGCGTCGGCCTTGTCGGCTGCGTCGGTGGCGGCGGTGGAGATTGCCTCACCCTTGGCGGTCTCGACGTTTGCCTTGGTCGCGTAGTCGGTCAGGTCGACGGTGGAGTCGCCGATTTTCTCGAACTTACCGTTGACCAGGAGGTACTCGTTGTAGGCGTCGCCCTCGGCGTCGCCCTTCTTCACCATGTAGATGGTGTTGGCGTCGGCTGCGGCGGCGTCGGGAAGCTCGTCGACGATGGCGCGCTTCAGGTGGTCGGCGTTGGCGACGGCGGTCGAGATGGCGCTGTCGGTCTCGGCCTTGGTGTAGGCGTCGGCGATGCCGTAGCCTTCGAGCGTGGTGGCCTTGTCGGCCTTGCCGCTCTTGAGCGCGGCGATGTCGGAGGCGTTGGTTGCGACCGCGCCATCGGCAAGCTCGTCGGTGTAGGCCTTGGCGTCGGAGAGGGCCTTGGCGACGGAGCCCTCGCCGGAACCCTCGATGGTGTCGAGGCGGTCGGTGATGCCCTTGTCGGCCTCCTCAAGCGTGTCGATACGGCCGGTGACCGCGGACAGGCTGAGGCCCTTGACGACCGAGGCGACGTAGTCGACGACGGCCTTGGAGGTCACGACGTCGTCGTCTGAACCGGCGTCGGCGATTGCGGTGTTGGTCGCCTTGACGACGGTCTGGAACTTCGAACCGTCGTAGAAGCGGACCTCGCCGTTGGCAGTGTTGACGTAAAGGGTGTTGACCTCCGCCTGCTCTGCCGCGGGGAACGCGGTGACGGCCTTGTAGACGCCGCCGGTCATGAGGGCGTCGCCCTTGTAGATGAGGCGGGCGTCGGTGATGAAGTACAGGGTGTTCGCGTCGTGCGCCGCGGCGGTGTACTCGGCGAGGGTACCGGCGGCAAACTTCACGAGCTGGTTCTGAGCCATGTGTCAAACTCCTTCTTTTTGTCGGACGGGGACCCGTCCTAGGTCAGCTAGATGGTTTTCCAAGAGGTCGCGTTCGACGCGACGACGTACTCTCCAAGAGACGGTTCCCAGCGGTATATCACGTCGTCGTCTACGTACAGGACGTTCTCGTTACCCTCTTTTGGAAACGAGTCGAACCCTCCGAAGAACAGAGGCTCGATGTTGTCGGGCGTAACCTGCACCCAACCTGCCTTGTAGCGCCACAGCACGTTCGTGTCCTCGACGAAGTAAAAGCTCTCTGTCGGGGCCACAATCGACTGTCTCGCCGATTCCGTCGAGACGATTTGAATCGACGAGTACTCCGTGCGGATGCCCGCCATGTCGAGGTAGACGCGGCGCGTGTCGTGCGAGAAGATGAGGTTTCCGTCCTGCACAGGGAGGTCTTTGAGACGCGAGTCTACCGTATAGTAGATTCTGCAGATAGCGGACATTGCATCACCGCTTTCCGCTAAAACTCTTGGATGGTGAGCGCAGCCTCGATACTGTCGTTGGCAGAGTCGATTGCTTCCTGTTTCGCCTGTGCGATTGCGGCGGTGGTCTCCTCGTCGCTTGTGCCGACGGCGCTGTCGACGTAAGCCTTGACGGTCATGTCGTCGTCGAAGCCAAGCTTCTCGGAAAGCGCGTCAGAACTCACGTACGGCTCAAGTGCCGTTTCGATGGCCTCGTTGATTGAGCCGTCTTCGGCGAGCGCGGAGCTTACCGCGTCGTTTGCGGCGTCAGTCGCCTCCTGGACAAGCTCGTCCTGGGTCTTCGTGTAGGTGCCCAGCACTTCCAGGTTGTCGTGTTCGTGCGCCTTGGCGATTGCGTCGTTCAACGAAGCAAGTGTGACGTTCGCGTCCTTGATGCGCTTGCCGGTTGCGCCGTCAAACACGGCGATGTTGGAGTCAACAGCCGAGTCCGGGCCAACGACCGCACCGTCGATGTTCGCCTGGACGACGATAAAGTCGTCGTTGCTGGCAGACTCGTCGTCACCGAGCGTGCGGATACAGATAATCAGGTCGCCGATTTCACAGTTCTGCCCGGCGTACTCGCCGCCCTCGACGACGCGCCAGGTCTCGCCTGCGACGTAGGTCTCGGGAAGCGGGTTCGAAGAGTCGACGACACCAGGCGCAAGCGTCTCCATATTGGAGACAAGCTCGTCGACGTAGCGCTTGGTTGCGGCTTCCATGTCTTGCGTCGGGTCTGCGGAGAGCGTCACAGAACCTGAGAACGTCACCTGTTCGAGGGTTTGGACGTCCTCGAACACCTTCTGGAACTCGGAACCGTTGTAGATGTATCCGGCTTTTGCGTCAGGGGCGATGTACAGGACGCCCTGCTGTGCGCCGACCTCGGGAAGGTCGGTGACGATTTGGACGTACGTCTTGAGCTGCGACGGGTCGACGTCGCCACCCGAGCCTCCTCCCACCAGCGTGAGCGTGTAAGGTGCGGAGTCGCCGTCCAAGACGTATGTCTTGTATTGGCCGTTCACGAGGGCCTTGATGGTCTGACCGGCGTAGGCGGTTGCGCCTGCGGCGTACTGTTGTGCGGCCTCATATGAGCTGTGGACCTCGTCGGCGTCCAAGGGCAACGGGTTGGAGCGCGCGTAGCTCTTCAGAAAGACAAGAAGGTTCTTGCTGTCAATGTCTGACACGTGTCACTCCTTTCCTTAGATTGTGACCTTGAACGTCATGGTCGCCTGAGCCGGTGCCGACATCTGGTAGGTGTACACCTTGTAAGACACAGCGTCGTAACCGTTCGCGCCCTCGACGTCGCACGTGGACTTGGTGAAGTTCGCGGCCATGCTTGAGTCGTTGACCTCGACGTACATCACCTGGTTGACGTCGCGCAAGGTTGCGGGGTACGCGAACGCGACGTACTGCTGGCCGACCGCGACGGATATGTTGAACGAGGTGCCGTTTGACGCGCCGAGCGTCGAGTTGGAAAGCCCGCGCACAAGCTCGCCGGTGATTTCAGGCACCTCTCCGGCACCCGTGCCGTAGAACGTCCTGCGCTTGCCTGTGTAGGTGAGGTTGGACGACGAAACCGTCCCCGCGGCGATGTGACCGTCGGGACTGGGGTTGCCGAGGTTGTTGTCCTTGACGGCACCCTCGTCGTAGGTCGCCGACGTCGAGAACGTGTGCGCGCCGTCCTCGACCTGGTAGTCTATGGTGTCGCTTGAGATTGGCGAGGTCGCCTGGCTCAAGAACTCGGTGCCGTCCTGCTTCAGCGCGATTTTCACAAGCTCGCCAGCGTCGTTCTGCACGAACGCGCCGGTAAGCGAGAACTTGAGGTTCGTGCCGGACTCGTAGGTACCGGCGGCCGAGCCGTTGACGGCTATCGTGGCCTTTGGGGCCGTATAGGTGGCCGGGACCTCTTTCTCGCATATCATCGCGATGAACTCGTCCAGGCTGATTCCCTCGCCGATGACCGAGCCGTCGGCAAGAGCGCCGAGCGCAGTGCCGTTGAGGGTGTGTTGGACCTTGGTCCTAGATTGGATGGGCTTGACGGCCTTGGTCTTGTCAACGAAGACAATCTCGTCGGTGTCGCTCGTGATGACGATGTCGCTTCCGTCGATGTTGCCCTTCTCGATTTGACCTTCGATGCCGTCTTTCTGCCCGTAGTGAAAACGGATAGAAGAACTTTTATCTGCTTCCACAGCTCCCCTCCTGTTCTTTGTTTAGTAAACGTACAGCTTCGGGTCTGACGAACCGTTCTCTGCTATGTCAACCGCCTTTTGGGCGTACTGGTAGGCAAGGTCTGCCGTGTCCTTAATCGAGTCAATGTCCTCTCTCCAGGAGTCAAACTCCGCCTTCTGGGCGCTCATCTGCTCCTCTACCCTCTTTGCGGCGTCGTTTAGGTCTATCACGGCCTGCTGGAACACGGAGTAGTCGTCGCTCACGACGAAGTTGTGCCCGTCGTGGACGTCGGACAGGACGTGGACGTGGAAGTTTTGCGTCGGGGCTATAGAAACGTCATCCACAAGCTCTATGCAGCACATGACGTTGCCCTCGCGGAGCATCGCCCTCGGGTAGTTTATCTCCCACGTCTGAGGCCTCTGGCAAACCTGTTTGAAGACGTTGTAGCCCTGGACCTTGCGCTCCTGGTGGTACCACTTGAGGTAAACCTTCATCTCCGGGGCGAACCTCGTGGCCGCCTCCTGCGAGAAGACTACGCGCAACGTCCTCCCGTTCGCGTCCCCGGCCCCCGTGACGACGGGGTCCTTGATGTCCTGGTTCAGGTTTTTAAGGTTCACGGTGAACGTGCCCAACTCGCTGCTCATTCGTCGAACACCCCCTTGTCCCTAATCGCCGAAACTACCTTGGGGTCCTCGACGCTGACCCTGGGAAGCTCCCTGAGTTCGGCCATCAGGTTGTCGACGTAGGAGTTTCCGCCGTGTGCCTTGTAAAAAGAATACCTGAGTTCGAGTATCTGCATCGAGTTGTCGTCTATCATCTTCTTGTCGTGGCAGAAGTGGTAGTACTGCTCGATGAAGTAGGCGCGGGTTATCTGCAGAAGATGCTCCTGCATCGACTCAAGCCCGGCGTCGGTCTTCGCAAGCTGCTCGTGTATGCCCACGAAGTCGCCGCCTATGGCGTCTAGCTGAGAACGAATTGCCGAGATGCTTTCAGACAGTTCTCTGTGCTCGCTCGACTCACCGTCGCTCTTCCTCACTTTCCGGACGAGCCTGTCCCAAATCCACTCGACCGCCTGTCCGAGCACCCTTGCCAGGAGCACTACCGCGACGACGACGAAGAGGACGCTTTCCACGGTGTAGTTGCCGACGAGCGCGTTAAGAGCGTCCAAGGTTCACCTCGCTTTCCGTCAATTCGTTGAAACACGCTATAGATATATCAAAAAACTGGCCTGTAAAAGCACGCGGCAGGACCAGCTCCAACAAAAAGTTGCCCGGCTTTTACACGGCCGGGCAACCATCTGTGTACGTCTAGACGTCCGAGCCTTCACCGTCTTCGGCCTCTTGGGCTGCGGCCTCCGAGACAATCTCGGCGACGCCTTCCTCAAGCGCCTCTGCGGCCGTCTTTGGCTTCGGGACGCTGTAGGTCAACGCCTGCTCGGAGTCGGTGACGCCCGACGTCGTAGGGTCTGTCACCACGCCGACAAGGGCACCGGCCGAGAACAGCGCTGTGACGACGGTCGTCACGTTGGCGACGATGCCGTCGACCTGCGAGCTGATGTCGACGCCGCACACCGCCGCTATCGATATAGCGCACACGCCGACCGCGCCGACGATTCCGACCCAGAAGCTAGGGTTCTTGAGACGCACCTTCCAGTTGATAGACATTCTTCCTCCTTTGGTTGGTTAATACTCTTCTATGTCGCAAACCACGTCGATTACCGTCTCCTCGGGCAGGTCCTTTAGGAACTTTATATCGAGGTAGGTCTCGCCGAGGTCTGAAAACTCAAGTATGCCGCCATCCTGCACCTTGAACTGCTGGCCGTTGACAGACAGGTCGGGGCCGTCGCCCTCTCCACTGGCGAAGCGGATTGGGTCGCGGTGTGGGATTTGGAAGCCTATCTTCACATATGTGTAGTCGCTCTTGCTGGGTATACTGAGCGCGCCTTCGGACTCAAACGGGCCTCTGAACTGTAAAAATCTCATATGTCCTACACCCCGCCGTCATATGTCGGGTCCCACCAGCGGGGAAGCTCGGTGGCGTTTGTATCGGTCGCGTCCTTTACCAGCATTACGCCGCCTTGGGAAACCTCGTTCCAGGTTGCGTCGCTCACAGTGTCCACGAGCTTCGCGTCAATCGTGTCGCGGTCGACTGCAGCGGTCGTCCCCAGGTAGAACCACCCTGCGGAGTACCCGTTCACGGCGTCGCCGTAAGAGTACGCGAAGAAGCGCTTGTTCTTCTGGTTCTCGCCGACGGCGACTATCTTGCCGACGAGCGTTGCGTCGCCTGTGTTCTCGTAGGTGAGGCCGCCTGCGTACTTCTCATTGAGGTAAGCAACGACCTCGTCGTTGGTCGGGCCTTCCTTCTTGTCTGCGGCGTCTATCTCCGAGGACTCGACGTAAAGCCCCACCATGACGCCGGAAGCGTCGTGTATAGAGCCGTAGTCGCGCCAGAACACGGAGTTCGAGACGGAGGTGTCGGTGTATGACCCCGTGTTCGCGTCCCAGTTCAACAGCTTCTGGACGCCGGCGCTCGCGGTCTCAAGGTCGATGTTCCTCTTCCAGGAGTTGCCGGACGCGTCGGTGTAGGAGTCGTTTACGACGTCCTTCTCCTTGGGCGACACGCGGTGTTCCGGGTCGTTGTACAGGACCATGAGGTGGAAGTTCTGCGGGTCGACGCACATCTCCTGAATGTAGTTGATGCCGTCTCCAAGAGAGGTGTATGCATCGTCCGTGCTGTATTTGAGCTTGATTCGCTTGTCCTCGAAAAGCTCGTCGTCGCCGGACAGCTTCACGTCGTCTATCGAGCGAAACGCGAACGTCTTCCCGTCGGGCGTCTGCAGCGTTATCGTCTCGCCGTTGAGCGTGCCGTAGGTTACACCGCCGTCTGCGGCTATGTCTGCCGAGACTATGCGGTCGTACTCTCCCAGGTAGACGGTAACCTGCCCCTTGCCGTCCCTCGGGTCCTCATATGTGTCGTATACCGCCAGGTCGTAGACTATTACCGTCTTACCGGCCTTCGAGCCGTCCTTGTTGTACGAAGGCTCGCCGACGACGAGCTTTCCGTCCTCGTACGAGAGGTCCGTGTCGAGGTAGAACACGTCGTCTTTCCCGACGACGGTCTGCCGCACCCCTCGCACAGAGTCGCCCTTCACGCCGTCTGGGATTGTGAACGTGTAGTGTCGGTAGAAGGCGTGGTACTCGCCGTCGTCGTAACCGGCTTCCTTGCTCTTCTCGGTGCCGCTGTCAAGAACCGCCGTGACCGAAGGAGCGTACTCGCCGTCCTCGTTGTACGGGCGAGAGTACTCCGCCGCAACCTCGACGACCGGGTACGGTACCTGGAAACCGGCGTGGTAGGTCGAGTCGTTGTCGTCGCTCTGGGTCCTGTCGTTCGCCCAGGTGTAGCGGAACTCGTCGTTGAACTTTCCGTCCTCGGTCTTGCCAGGGACGATGAAAGCGGCGTCGCCCTCGACGGCTCTTGCGTCTTGCGAGAACACGTATACCGTCTTCGCGCCGCCTTCGCCGTCGACGTACACCTTCCAGGAGTCGCCGTCGGCGACGGGGTACTGAAGCTCCTCGTAGACGGACCCGTCCACTTCCTTTTGGGCGACGTCCTGTATCGACGCGATGCTTTCGAGGGTGAACCACGGCGTGCCTGTGGAGCCGCCGACAAGCTGTCCTACATATTCAGCTCCGCCGTCGTGGACGTTGTCTGCGCCGACGTGCGTGTAGTTCAGCCCTCTTCGGTACAGTTTGCCGTTGTCTGGGTTGTTCTTGTTGGGCGTGTCGATGAGGCAGTACTCGCCGTACCACACGTCTGTGTAGTCTGGACCCTTCTTGAAGCGCTCGTACATCTCGTCTACCGAGGCGTAGGACGCCTTCACCGCAAAGCTCGTGGTAGGCAGAGTGCCGTATAGGCTTGACATTGGAACACCCCCTTAGTCTTCGTATATGTAGTCTATCGTGAAGTTCGAGCCGTAGTCCCTGGCGACGACGCCGAGGGACTCCACAGGCAGCGCGTCGAACTCGTACACGCCGCTAGGCCCGACCCTCACCTGCTCCCCGTTGATTGCCATGAACATGCCGGGGTGGCCGTTCACGCCTATCTTGGTGAGCTTGTTCCTCTTTATCCTGCTCATGAGGCTCTTGACCTCCAGCACCTCGAACGACACCGCGCCGGAACCTGAGATGGGGATTACCCTTCCGTAGGTAACGTTGCCGTCGTCGTCCGCCGTCTGGATGTTCCAGTCGACACCCGAGCGCACCATGCTCAAAACGATGTCGGTGAAGCCGTCCTCGATGGGGCGGAACACGATTTCGAAGGATGTCATGGTGCTGTCGTCGGCGGAGTACTCCTGGTCCCAGTCAGCGTTCACATAGAGGTCGTTGTAGTCGTATGTGACCGTGTACGAGCTTCCGTCGTAGGTGTAGTAGTTCCCGGTCGAGTCATCGTAGAAGAGGTCTCCTGGAACGCCGTCGTCCACACCGTAAACCTTCGGCCTCATGGCCTTTACCTCGTCGCCGTACTTGTACAGCGCCACGAGATAGGCGTTGCCGCCGCTCCCACCCCTCGGGACTGTGACGCTTGACAGCCACTGGTACTCGTCGGAACTGCCGCCGCTCTTCATGAGCTGCAGGTTGAACGAGAGGTCGTAGTTCTTGTCCTGCGGGACCTTTACTTTGAAGTAGTAGTCCTTGTCGGTGGAAAGCTCGGAGCACCGTATCGCGACGTCTTTGAACGCGCCGCCGTCGGTGTCGGTCTTTCGGTAGACGAGGTCGAAGTCACCGGTCAGGTCGCCGACCGTGTACTGCGCACCCTCGTATCTGTATTGGCCAATCTGATACATAGGTCTCCTTGTGTCTCCTTAGTCGCGCTCGAAGGCCTCGTTGGCCGTGACCGACATCAGGCTCCCGGCTCCAAGAGGAATGGCGACGTTCTGTACCACGAAGTCGCCGTATGTGTTCGTGGTCTTGTCGTTGAGCGTGACCCTTGTGTTCGGTTCGAGGTAGAACGCGGGGATTGCCGTCAGCGAGACGGTCCTCTGGTAGGTGGTGTGCAGGTACAGGTCGTACTTTATCTGGTCGAAGGCCCCGTTCTTGTGACCTCCCGTCGAGAAGGCGGAGTAGACGTTCGCCCTCACGTACGAAGGCGTCTCGCCAACGGCCTTAAGCTCCTCGAACTGCTCGGCGGCGGCGTCGTCCTCCATGTTGACGAACACAACCTCAGGGACCTCCGGCTGGAACAGACAGTTGATGTCCTCGCTGTAGGTCGCGTTGGTCCTTCTTCCTATGTTCGATACGGAAAACTCTCCGAGAGCTGTGCTGGACGGGTCTATGAAGTCGAGGAAGAAGTCGCCGTCGGTCAAAGCCGTCGTCGAGTGCTTCCCGTCGTCCTCCGCCTCGCCGTAGAAGCTGTTGTTGTCGATGTCGTATATCGCCGTCCAACCGCTCGCAAGCTCGGCGTAGTAGTAACCCTGGTCTGTTCCGAGGTTTACCGCCCTCAACCCTTGCACGTAGAGTTCGGTGCGCCAGTCGTAGGTCTTGTACTCGTCGTAGAACTTCGGGTCGTCCACCTGCTTGTAACCGCTGCTGCTCCAGTAGACGAAGCACGTGTCGCCGTCAAGGTTGTCCGAGTTCGCGACGTACACGCCCTCTCGGTACTTCTCAAGCTCGTCTTTGACCTGTTGGACCTTGCGGTCCTTCTCCTCCTGGGTCAGGTCGTTGTTCTCGTTTATCTGCGCGATTTCTTCCTGGGCCGCGTCTATCTCTGCCTGCATGAGGAAGTCTGCGGACACGGCGTACACGACGTTGAAGTTTCCGACTTCTGGGGGGAACTGCTCGCCGGGAGTCGGGAACAGAGGGAAGCACCCGACGCGCAAGGATGAGTCGGGGTCGTTGTAGGTGAGAAACCTCTCGCTTACGGAAAAGTATCCCATGCCCGGCACAGTTTTCGGCTTCTCGTCTATGGCCAAGTGGTAGCGGACCGGGTAGCTTATGTCGCTGCTCGTAGACTTCCGCAGGCCCTGGACTATGAAGTCGTTCTTTATGTTCCCGTACTGCGGGGTGCAGTTTATCGAGACGAGGTTGGTGTCGTCCGAGAACGTGTATGCGCCTTTCCCGACGGTCGTCTCCACGAGGTAGTCGCTCTTGCCCATGCTCTCGACCAGGACCTTTGCCTGTGTGGTGTTGAGGTAGTTCTTAATCTCTCGAAAGTGGAATATGCCGTACTCGTCGTAAAAGTACTCGTAGTTCCCGAGGGTTGACTTTATCTTGTCCAAGATAGTGACAACCGTATCGCCGACGGAGCCGGTAAGCTCGCCGGGATAGGTGAAGTCGGTGTACGTGTAGCCGACGTCTTCGCCGGAGTAGTATGTGCCGTATATCCGGCTTTCGTCTTCGGGCGGTTCTGTCTGCGCCATCAACACCTTGCTTGACGCCAGGCCCGTGTTGTCGGAGTTGTCCTGGTCCACAAGGTATAGGGGCGTATCGCCCATCCATCTCATGACCTGGCGCACCTTCGCGTCGACGTCCTCTATCACTATGTTGGTGAGGTCCTCGCCGCCGTAATGGTTCACCAGCTCCTGGATTATGTCGTATATCAGAACCTTCTCGGTCACATACTCGCCGCTCGATGCCTGTGTGTCCATCTCGTCGAGTATGACCGTGGCAGGCAACGTGCCGCCGACCTCTCCGTTGAGCATGCACATCTTGTCCTTCAGAGACAGCGATATGTTCACCGCCGAGCTTGTGCTCGACGACACGGCGAACGAACTTATGAAGAAGACGCCCTGCGGAAACCACAGTATGTCGTAGTCCGTATACTCGCCGGTGAGGTTCTTTATGCCGACCTCGACGAAAACCTTCTTGTTTATCGCGAAGTCCATTTCGCCGTCCTCGACGGTGTAGCTTCCGCCGTCGACGTTGGCGGTGAAGGAGCACGTCCTTCTCACCGCGGACGAACCGTCCTTCGTTATCGACCCGGACGCAAGCTCGCCTTGGATTTCCTTTAAGGCGTTCTCGTCCCAGTCCAGGAGCGTGATACGGACGTATTGCTTTTGGATGAGCAGAGAGTCGACCTTCTGGTAGAACTCGGCCTTCGACTTGTCGTCGTTGAAGTTCTGGCTGTACGGGCTTTGTAGGTACGGGTAATATCTTCTCATAGCCACCGCCTACAAAGAAGCGTAATAGACGTCGCCGAGGTAGTTCACGGCTCCCGTTACAGGTATCTTCGCCAAGCCGACGGTCTCTGTGGACTGGTCTTTCTCAAAGGTATACCACGAGCCGTTTTTGTATATCTTGGTGACACCGTTAGATGTGTACACGCCGTTGTTGACGGGTGCTGCCGAATCGAACGACGCGCACTCGCCGCAGTCGACGTATTCCCAGTCGTCGAGGTAGGAAGCCCGCGCGGCGTCCTTCTTCACCATGCGCACGCCTATGAAGCACATGTCCTTCACTTTGTGCCCGGGAAGGAGGTTGAGCCTGCCGGTCATCCCAACCTCGTAGGTACCCCACTCCGTGTCGTCCAAGTAGAGCATCTTGAACACAGCGTACGGGGTCACGTCGAGCGACACACCCTTCCAGTAGGTCATCTTGCGGTAGTACCCGGACTGCGACGCCGCGCCGTTGTTGTGGACGTACGAGTACTTTGAGAGTATCTGCTCGCTCAGCGCAACGTCCGGCTCGAACGTGCCGTACTCTTGGCCGACTATCGTCCGGTCGAGCGAAACGGCGCTTATCGCGGTGTCGCCGGACACCGTCTCCGTGTAGGACAGGACGTAGTCGACCGTGACCTTCTCGGTCCTGAACCCGTCCTCGTACGCATGGGTGTTCGATACGGTGTCGTTTGAATAGTCGGGGAACGACAGTCTCGTAACCTCGATGTCGTCCGGTATCTCATAGTAGCCGTTCTCGTTCACGAATATCTCGTTCTGCGAGCTGTACCCGTATGACGTGTCGTTCACGACGAAGCGGAAACCGCGCACGAAACGCGACCTGTCGTAAGACTGGTCGTCGAACACGGAAGGCGTGACGCGCAGGAGCGTGCCGTCGTCCTGCTGGTAGTATATGTGCGGCTTGCCTTGGAAGTACAGGCGCACGTTCTTAAGCGACACGCTGCCGCCGACGACCGCCTTTCCGGAAAGCACGCCCGTGTTGCGCAAGGCAAGCTCCTGGGTGACGACGTTCGATATGAAGTCGTTTGCGCTCTCTATCTCGTACTCGTAATGCTGGCTTATGCGCAGGACGTCCTCGGTGAGCGGCGAGTCGTCGGCCGGAGTCAGCGAGTCTGCCGTGGTACCGCCGTGGGTAGAGCCGTCTCCGCCGTCTGCGGCCTCGTCGTACGGGTTGTAGATTCCGAGGTAGTTGAGCGTCGCCAATGAGTCGCCGTCCTCGACCTCGTAGACGGTGGCGGAGAAGTCCCAGATGCGCCTGGAAAGCGTCGAGTTCGGCGTCAGTGACACGTCGGTCAGCATGACGCACATGTTGCCTTCGGTCTGTGAACGGTATAGCTTCGGCTCGCCGTCGTTCAGCCAGGAGGTTGCGGAGTCTCGGAACATGCGCTCGTACAGGAAGTCGTAGCTGTCCGTTATCCCGTTCTCTTTGCGGTACGCCTCGTACCTTTTATAAGCCAGCTCGTTGGGGAACGCCTCTTTGCGGGACATGAACCTCTCGGCGGCGTCGGACTGCGACGATATGGTGCCGGTTATCGAGAACTGCCGGTAATTCATGTTTGCGTTCTCGGCGAACCTCGGGTACCTGCCTCCGAGAGTGTCTATCTTCGTGCGGTTGACGACCGGCTTGAACGAGGTTATCGCATAGTTGTATCGCACCCCGAGCTGCGTGCGCCCTCGCGAGAGCAGGCAGTCGTAGAAGTCGGGGAACACAAGCTCGCTCGTGTACGTTTTGGAAAGCCCGCCCTTGGTGTTCTCAAGCTGCGCCGAGTAGCGGTACCTCGTCATCGAGCGCACCGTGTTGTCTACAACGGTAAGGTCTATGGAGTCGGCCACGTTCCGCACGTGGACGTCCTCCCAAACCCTGTAGTTGCTCTCGTCGCTCGAACGCTTGATGTAGAGCGTTCCCTTGACGCGTTCCTCGTTCATCACGTGTACCGACACTATTCCGTCGTCTTGGTCGTACGAGACTTCGAGCTTGGGCGAGAACGCCTCGTCGTCCACGAACTCCACTATCTGGAACGTGTAGTCCTTGGAGAACGTGTACTGGTTCTTCGTGGTGACGGTTATCGTGAGCACGAACTCGGTCTCGTCGTCCGTGTCGAAACCTGTCGCGTCGAGCTTGTAGCTTATCTCGTTGGGGTCGTAGCTCGAACCCGTAAAGACGTTCCCCGTCTGCGCCGCGACCTCGCCCGAGTCCTTGCCTGTGACCTTGAGCGTGTAGGACTCCATCGTCTCGGTCTCGCCGGAAAGCCCGTCGCCGAACTGGACGAAACCGGATATGGGTATTACGCCTTTGTTATACCCAGGAGTCTCGACGGAATCGTCGAAGTCGAAGCCGGTGAGGTAGATGTCCGGCTCAAGTATGGGACGAACGAGGCAGACGCTCGACCACTCGCTGAACGACGCCCTCTCGTCTATGAGGTACTGCCCGAGCTTGTCGGTGTTCAGCTGCGTGTTTATCTGCTCGTCGTACACGGTCCCGTCCACGGTTATGTGCTCGTTCAGGTCGAACCTGAGCTGCACCTTGTAGAACTGGTTCACCTTGAAGTGGGAGAGCGACGAGTCGGAGTCGTCGACGTCGTCCTTGTGGACGTATGTGTTCGGTATCGTGACGACGTAGAGTCCTGTGGAAGCGTCTATCTCTGGCCTCACGACGAAGACGCCGTTCTGGTTTACCAAAGCGTTGGAGTTCGTCTTCTGGTCTGCGACCGTCACGTGTACCCAGTGTATCGAGTCAGTGCTGTTGTACGGCGATATGGAATAGTAGACTACCGCGTCTGCGGGAGTTCCGCCTACCGTCCTCGCGAACGCAGGGGCGAACGTGGGCACGGTCGGCGGGTAGAGCGTGTTGAGCTGGTTGGCCATTGCGCCGCCCCCTCCCTGCGGTTACTCTTCGCCCTCGTCCGGTTCTTCGTCGCTCGTGTCAATCCACCAGACGACGTTCGGGTTGGTCGGCTCGTCGTCGCCGCAGTGTATGAGTTCGGCCTCCTTCGCGTAGGCCATGTAGTTCTCTATGAACTTGTCGAGCGTGACGTTGCCGTACTTCTCGTTCAGATAGTGTATGACGTCTTGGGACTTCACACCGATTGGCACGGGGCTTGAAACCGTGTCGGCGCCTGTGAGCCTCTCGACGACGCTCGTAACGCGCTCGTCTGCCACTTACTCCTCCTTCTCCTGGGCGTCCTGTTCGGAAGCCTTCGCGTACTGCGCGTGTATCGACTGCGCGAGTTCCGCCTGGACGTACGGCTTGACCGTGAGCAGCGCGAAGTTGAGCGCGTCTTCAATCATGTGGGCGGGGACGTCGTTGTCCCGCATGACGCCCATAACGTAGTCGGTGACCGCGTTCTGGACGTTCACCCTGAGCTGAACCTCGTTCATCCTTTTCTCTCCTTTTGGGGCTATGCGCCCAGAAGCGCGTTTACCTGCTTCGTGATAAGGTTGATTGCGGTGGCGCACTGGTTTATCGTCGCCGCCCCGCTCGTGCTGAGGTTTGCAACCGTTATCGTTCCCTTTTGGGCGTAGCTGCCGAGCGTCGAGCTTAGCGAACTGTATGTTACGTAGTTTGACAGGTTTGCAGGGAAGTTCCCGCCACCCCAGTTGTTGTACAGGTCCTGCACCGCGTCGAACCACGACTTGTCCATGGCCTTGTTGTCGCTTTCCGAGCCGACGCTCAACGAGTTCATGAGGCCGGTGCCCGTCAGCGACACCGCCGAGCCTACGAACTTGTCGGCGTACACCCAACCCGTTTCGGACTTGATGTCCCGGTATGCTACGATTGAGAAGTTGGTGTTGTCGAGCGTTCCCGCGAAGTGGCCCCAGTTTGTCTGGATGCCCGGAAGAAGCGATATGCCGTAGACGCTGTTGTTCGTCGTGACGCTGTTGGACGTCGTCTGATACGAGTAGACGGCGCTTCCGCCGACAGTGACGTTCACGCCGTTGTCGGCGACCATCTTTATCGAGCTTTGCGCAGACGAGCTTGGCGTCAGGAGCAGCGTCGCGGTGCCTGCCGGTGCCGAAGCCTCGTAGTTACCGGCTTTCGTGGCTGTGGCCTTCGCCTGGAGCCTGATTCCGGTCGAACCTTTGTCGGTTATCACGTCGGTGTTTCCGGTTGAGCACCAAAGCTTGAGGTCTGCGCTGCTCTTCAGCAGATACGTCCCGCTGGTGCCTGTCGCCGGCCCCGAAAGTCCGTAGTTCGAGTTACCGAACTGCATGGTCGTCCCGGTAAATTGTAACGTACTTGTAGAATTTGTCAAGGTGTACGTTTTGGCGCTGCCCACCGTGAGCGACGTGTCGCCTGACACGCTCGTGGTGCTCGTGCCGTTCAAGGTGGCGGTCGAGTTACCGGAGACGGTGACCGAAGACGTTCCCCCGACGCTTACCGTCGAGTTCCCGGACACCGTTCCCGAAAACGCCTTGTCCACGGTCGCGTTAAGCCCGTAGCTCGTCTTGAACGTGGACGACCCCGTACTTGAAAGCTCGATGTAGGCGAGCTTTCCAGAGGCGTAGTGTCCAAGAGAGACAGTGCCGTCGGCAAGCTGGAGCCTGTGGTCTGAAGACGCAGAAGTGCTCGACGAGCCGTTTGCATAGAGGGACAGCGTCTTGCCGAGGACGACCAGGGGCCTTATGTACTCGTTTGCCTTCGAGCCTCCGGATATGTACGCCGTGGCCGTCGTCATGTTCGAAGCGACGTCGGACTGCGAGGCGAAGAACTTGACAAGCGGAACGGTGTTCGTGTTCGAGGAGCCTATCTCGATGTTCACGCCGCGGTACTTCTTGTCGGTGGTGCCGTACCCGAAAGCGGGAAGGTAGTTCAGCGTGAGCGCCGAGCCTTCGTCCTTGATGCTGTTGGTGTAGAAGCGTCCCGCGCTGTCGATGCCGACGATTGCCGTGCGCCTCCACACCCTCTTGGAGGCGTCCGTCGGAAGGACGTTGTTCTCGTCTCGCTGCGTGTGTCGGTAGATGGTGAACAGCGACGCGCTCGAAGGGTTAAGCTCAAGTTCGAAGGTGTCGCCTATCTCCACGATGTTGGTACCGGCCGCGATGCTGCTCTTCAGGTCGTTCTGTGTGAGCGTCCTTCCCTTTATCGACACGTATGCGGGGTCCGAGGAAAGCATGACGCCGTACTTGTCGTGGGGGATGGAACGCTTGTAGCTTGAGTCGTAAGGCGTCCCTATCGAGCCGCCTATGACGTTGTAGAGGAAGTCCGAGCCTATCTTCCAGTTGCCTATCTTCGACGTACCTCCCGGGACAAGCTCGATTCGGCCTTCCGTGTATCGGTACTCCCCGTTCTCGTCGCGGGAGTCCTTCGCGGGGAGGCCGAGGTAGGTGTTCCCCGTGTAGGCGTCCATGAAGATGGACTGCTCGCCCGCACTGTACCCCAGAAGGCCGACCTGCGCGCTGTCCTGGTCGTAGGTCTGTGAAGCGCCCATGACGAGGCCCGTGAACCTGTTGTCGCTGTCCCTCACGCCCGCACCTATCTGCGGGGCCATGATGTAGTCGCTGTCCTCGTTTATCTCTATATGGTTCCCGTCCCACTGGTTCAAGGACGCAAGCCCGTAGGTGTTGAGGTACATGTGGACCGGCACGTATATGTCGGCGACTCCTGGTATGGACGCATGGACCATGTTGTTGCACCACTCGCCGCTATACGACTCGTTGGGGACTACGTATACAAAGTAGTATTCGTTCTCGGCACGATACTTCTCGGGGACGCTGTCGGACGCGTTGCAGTTGTAACCAAGAGAGAGCGTGTCTTGGTTGCCTTCGGGACTCGTACCAGGATAGCGCACGACGTTAAGGTCACCGGTTGTGTTCTTGGAAACGTCCATGGAGCCGCCGAACGTTTCCCAAGTAACCGTCTTGTCGGTTACCTCGGAGCCGTTTTTGTAAAGCTTGAAGAACACGCCTTGGTTGGTGTTGTACAGCGGGTTTCTGCCGTCTGAGTTGTACAGAACGTCCTTCAACGTCCTCTGCCTGTCTATAACCACGCGGTAGGACGTATCGGAGTACTTTACAACAGGCACCGGGTAGAACGCATAGTACCTGTTGGACTCGTATGTCACAGAGCCGCGCACGTTCTGGTTCGAGTAGGACGTGGACTTGGATGTTTCCGTAGAATATGACAAGTTTCCGCTAGAGGATATGGACAGGTTCTTGTTTCTCGTCGTTCCAGGCGATATAGCCCAAGAGACTGTCCCCGGCGAGGTAATCTCGGTGTTGCGGTTGAACAGCCGGAACTTCATCGCGTTCTGCGAAAGCGAGGCCCCGGTCATCCACTTGGCGGAACTTCCGGAAACAGATACGTACGGAAGCTCCCCGTAGTACGAGCCGGTAAGGGTCGGCGCTTCCACCTTCGCGACTATGTCGGTGCCGTTGGTGCCGTTGTCACCGACCTTGACGAAGAGGAAGTCCGTCTGCTGGCGGTACTCTATGCCGTCGTACACGACTATGGCGGTGACCTGGTTGTCCAATGCTAAGTAGTCGTAGCTGTCGGCTATCGAGAAGGTGTACTCGTCTTCGTATATCCACTCCATGAGGCCGGTTGACGGGTTCTCGACGACACCGGTCGACGGTTTGACCAGGAGCGACGACGTGACGGGGAACTGCCATTTGAGGGAATACGTCTTGCTTGAAACCTCAAGCCCGGCCGGGTCGTAGAAGTGGCATATCAGAGGCTTGACCTCAAGAGGGTCTGCGTAGCGGCTGTCGCACGGCGACACGCCGGACTCGCTGTACTGGAACACCTGGTCGCCGTTTTCGACGACGACTCTGTACCCGTCCGGGCTTGCCGTGTCCTCGTTCACCACGGTTGTCTGGGCCGAGCCTACGAGGTAGTCGCGCGTACCGTAGCGCTTGAAAACGGAGCACTTGAAGGTTGCGCTCGTCTCTATACCTTTGACTGGGTAGGTCAGGCGGTTTCCGTAGAAGTCGACTCCGGACAGCTCTGTCAGAAGGTTCTTGTACTTTACGAGGTTCGCCGCGCTGCCTGTGCCGCTTGCCAGCTTCTCGGTCTCCTCGTCTATGAGCTTCTGGACCTCCTCCTCCGTCAAGGTGAAGGTTTCGACCGTGCCGTCGTCGGAAACCTTGGACCAGCAGAAGGTGAACAGCGCGTCGTCGGTGCCGTCCTCGAATCCCGAGCTTTTGCCGTCTATCGTACATGTGAGGGAAACTTCCCCTCGGTCGAAGCTGAAGCGCGTCGACGGCGACGCATCTATCGCCACCTCCCGCCTCTCGCTCTCGTTGTAGACGGTGAACTGCGTCTTCAGAACGACGCTCTCCTTATATGCGCACACGCACATGTACTTGTTCTCATATGCGCGGTTCGAGCTTTTGAGCGTCGTGAGACGGTAGTTGTGCCCGGCGTCCTCCATGAGGCTCCAACCGGCCCCTCCGTAATAGGAGTAGTCCGAGCTGGTGGACGTCACGCGCCCGTCCTCCTTGAACCAGTAGAACATGGCCTGGTCGGTGAGTTCGGTGGACTGGTAGACGAGTTTTCCGTCTACCTCAATGGACGACGTGCCTGAAGAGTCTTCTGAAAATATCGTACCCTTCGGCGTCGTTATCTTGAGCCTGTAGTCCCCGCTCGTCGCGTCTATCTCGGACAGCGCGTAAAGCTCGACGTCCTTCACGAAGATGTCCGCGCCGAGCTTTATCCTCGCCGCGTCGTCTGTGTCGACGAAGCCTTCGCTGAAGGCATAGATTCCTTCCACCCCCGCGAGGTTCTCGAAGTCTATGGGGAACACGGCGTACTGCACGGTGTCGTAGGAGTACTGGAACGGGTCGCCCACCATGTTGTGGGTGTCCAGCACGTAGGTACGCACGACGTCTTCCTCGGCCGCGTCTCGGTCGCTGTAGGAAAGCGACAGGATTACTCCGTAGTTTCCGCTCTTGGAGGTACGGTGCTCTTTAGAAAGGTTCGCCGTGTTGAACTTCGCGCGGAGCATGATTGCGGAAGCGCCCGAGACATAGGTCTTGAACGCGTCCCAGTCTACAGAAACGGTCGAATTCGACCCGTTCTCGTACACCGTCTGGAAGTCCGCGACCTTATAGGAATAAAGCCCGAGGGAGGTCGAGCCGGTGACGGCGTTGGTGCCGACGACGTTGTAGTCGTCTATGGCGCTGGAAACGGACGTGAGTCCCGAGTCCTCGTATCCGGAAGACGCGAGTCCCACGATTATCTTCTTGTTGGAAAAGTCGTTTTCGGGGACCAGGACGTACACCGCCTGGCCCTTGGTGTACGCGGTGCCGTCCTGGGCGTAGCACGCGAACAGGCCGCCCTGATACTTCGCCATATACTTGTTCTCAAGCATGTTGGCGCACGAGTCGATTACAGCCGTAACCGTCTTGTCGGTGTCAAGCGTGTCTATCTTTCTGTCCAACAGCGTCTCTATCGACGCCAAGATAGACTCTTGCAGCGCGTTCGCCATTGGGTCCTCTCCTTTTTCCTCCGTACGCGGGCGAGGCGGCCGTTTTTAAGCCGCCCCGCCCACGGGTGTGTCTTGCACTATATTATTTGAAAAATGTGTTGCCTGACGTGCGGATTTTGACCAAAAGACGCGTTATCGGGTACGATACGCCTTCTGCGTAGCCTCGTCGGCAAGCCCCATTATCGCGTCGCGTATCTCGTCGACCGAGTCCGCGTTGGGGAACTCCGCCTGTATCGTCACGTACTGGTCGATACCGGAGTCAACCGTGCCGTCCGCGACGCTGCCGAACATGTCGCCTATCGCGCGGATGTTCCCGGTCACCGCGTCGAACGCGCCCTCCTTCATCTGGTTGGCCATGGAGCGGACCGCGTCAACCGCCGCCAGGATGTTCACTGTGTCGTCGGCGTTGAGCACTATCTCCTTCTTGTGGAGCACCGCGAGACGGCCCTCGTTGTTCTTGAACTCGTCGCCGGGGATGTAGCCGCCTGTGTCGAACAGCTGCAACGCCTTGACCCAGCCGAGGTCGCCGCCCGCGACGGAAGATATGTGGACGTCGAAGTCGCCCGTCTGCGCCGCGTTGCCGCCGTATTTCGACGCCGAGAACGAGTCGATGACGACAGCGCCGGACTGTCCGGCGTACATGTTGCCGGAAGGGTTCTTTCCCCAAGAGTCGTAATAGTACAGGCCGTTGAAGCCGAACACCTGCCCCGTGCGCAGCGAGCTTACGTCCACAGAGCCGTCGGAGTTGCGCCCGTTTCCTCCGGTGCCTGAGCCGGAGCCTGAGCCGCCGCTTCCCGTCGTGTCGGAAGACGTCGTCGCTATCAAGAGCGCGTTTGACAGGTTCGCGTTCTCCTGCTGTTCCTGGGCGAGCTGTTCGGCAAGCTCGTCTGCGCGTTTGTTTGCCTCGGCGTACTTGTTGTTCACGTCGGCTATCTCGGCCGCGTACTCCACGAGCGCCTCCTGGGCCTGCGTTATCGCGCCGGACTCCTTGTTGAGCGTCTCAAAGAAGGCCGTGGTGCTGTCGGTAAGCGCGTTCGTGGCGTCCATGGTGTCGGCTATGTTGGACGTGAGGTCGTCGTAGGACTGCCCGACGGAATCCAGCACGGAGTCGACGTCGTTGTAGTACTGCTCGTTGACGTCGAGCATCTCACCGTACATCTCGCTCGTCGCGTCCTTGATTGACGCGACGTCGTCCAGCTGGCTCGTGATGGACGTGCTGAACCTCTCGTCTATCTGCGTGAGGAACTCGTCGTTGCCGTCGAGCGCCTGCTGGTAGTAGTCCTCAAGGTAGAGCGCGTTGGACTCGTCCATGGCCTCGACCATGCCTATGAAGTCGTCCAGGATGTGGCTCTCCGACTCGCCGAGCTGCTGCGCCAAACCCTCTATGTACTCGGTGGTGGAGTCCACGACGGCCTGGATGCGCTCGTTCTTCTCCTCCTGGGTCAGGAGCATGTTGTTCTGGATGTCCTGTATCTTGGAATAGGCGTCGCTCACCGCCGAGAGCATGTCGGACTGGATGTCGACCATGTTGTCCTTGGTGAGGTTGTACGCGTTGTTCTGCGCGTCCAACAGGTCGCTCTCGGCCGAGCTTACGTTGTCGCTGTTCGCCGTGTAAACGTATGAGTAGTTTCCCTGCGAGTCGCGGCGGAGCTTCATCGTGGACTTGTTCGCCTGTGCCTCTTCTAGGGCTATCTTCTTCTGGAGGATTTCGAGCTGCGCGTTCGCATAGGCGACGTCGTACTCCGAAAGCTGCGTCTGGCCGCGCAGGTAGGCCATCTGCTCGTTCATCTGCTGGGTAATCATCTGCTGGGTGCGCAGGTTGTTTGAGCCGTCCAGGAGGTCGAGGTACTTGCTCTGAAGCTTCTGCGTCTCGTACGCCGAGTTCACGGAGTCGAGGTACTGGTCGGCGTTTCGGCCGATAAGCTCCCACTGCTCCTGCGCCCAGTCCAGGTCGTCGCCGAGGAGACTCTGCGACCAGGCGTCGAGCGCCTTGTTCGTGAAGTTCTCGTACTCCTCCTGGAGCTTCGATATGCTGTCCTCGATGAGCGACTGGATTTCCTCCTGGGCCTCTCGGATGTTGTCGGCAACGGTGTTCCAGTTGTCCGAACCCTCTTCGAGCTTGTCAAGCATCGTCTCCCAGTAGGCGACCTCCGCCTGCTTCATCGCTATCATGTTGTCGATGTTGGCGCGCTGCGCCTGCAACACCGCGTTCATCTCGTCGTACGACTGGTCGCTGTGAAGCGTCGATATGAGGTTGTACTGGTAGTCGAGGTCGTCGTTTATGTTCTCATAGAGCTTGTACTGCCGTTCAAGCCTCTCGTTCTGGTCGTCGAGCGCGTCGCCTATCGAGTCCTCAAGGCTCTCAAGGTACTCCTCCTCCGTCTTGCGCGCGTCCACGTAGCTTTCGAGGATTTGGTTTGCGGCCTCGCTCAACGCCGCCGAGTTCTCGCCGAAGATGCCCGACGAGCCGGTTGCCTCCATCTGCTTCTGCTCGGCAAGTATCTGTTCAAGCGCGAACCCGTACAAGTCCACGATTGAGCCGGAAAGCCCGTTGTCTATCGCGCTCTGGTAGATTGAGTTGATGCCGGAAAGGCTCTGCGCCTGCTGTTCGGTCAGTTCGCCGGAGTTAATCTTTTTGACGTTCTCCGCTATCTCCTCGGTCAGCGTGGCCGTGACGTCTATGGCGTTCTCGAAGCCGTCTATCTCCTCCAGAAGCTCGGCAAGTTCCCTGAACGGGTTGTCGGACTTGAGCCCGGTGCCTATCTGGTGAAGCTCGGCCATAAGCTCGTTCAGTTCCCGGAGGTTGTCTATGGCGTCCAGGGAGGTGTTGAACGTGTCAATCATCAGGTCTTCGATTGCGTCGTTCGCGTCCTCGATTTCCTTTAACGTCTCCTTGATGGAGTTGGAACGAAGCTCGTCGCTCTTGTCGATGAGGTCGTTGAACGTGTCGAAGGCGTCCTGAGCGGCGTCTATCTGCTCCTCCAGGGCGTCCTGGCCCTCTTCGGTGGTCTCCGCGTTGTATGCGGCGATTAGGCCGTTGAGGTTGGCCAGGAGCGAGTCGTAGACGTCTGAGTAGTTCGTGATGAAGCCCTGGTCGTTGAACTGGATTCCGTACCCGGCGAGCTGGGCGTCGTAGCCCGCAAGCTCCTGCTTCTGTATCTCAAGCTTCTGCTCGTAGAGCGAAACCTGCTCTTTGAGAAGCCCGACCTGGGTCTCCATGTTCTTTATCAGGTCTTTGCCGGTAAGCCGGTCCTGCTCCTCCTGGACGGCCTCAAGGTCGTTTGCTACCGCGTCGAGGGCCGTGTCGACCTTCTCGTAGAGGTCCTTCTCGTCCTCTATGTAGTCGAGCGTCTTGGGGTCGTATGAAGAGTCGGAGCTGGAACCGGAGCTTGACGAGCCGGAACCCGAAGACGCGCGACTGGAGGGAAGCTCGTACTTCGAGGCGTTCGACAGCTGCAGCTCGGTGATGGCCCCCAGAAGTTGGGACGACAGCTGGGACTCTGCGGACGCCATGCTCTCGTAGTAGGCCTGGTTCTGCGAGAGCTTCGACAGTATGGTTGACACGGAGTCGTTTGAAGATACCGTGTAGTCGCTTGCCGTGCCGCCGGAGTACGACGTCGTGGCGGACTTGGAGCCTGTGGTGCCGCTGTAGGACGAGCCTGAGGAACTCGGCGCTACGGCGCTACCGGCCTCCTCCCCGTTCATGGCCGCCTTGAGCGCGACTGCCATCTGGTGGTAGTTGTCTATCGCGTTCTTCGCGGCTGTATAGATAGACGTAGCCATGGAGCTTGAGCCGGACGCCGCGTTGGCCGCGACGGAAGAGAACGTGGTGTCGCTCTGCTCGCCGACGGCGTAGATGTTGTCTATCTGCGACTCCGACGAGTCCTTCACCGCCGTGGCCTGGTCAACCTGGGCCTCTTCGAGCTTGCCGGTAAGCTCGGTGGCTATTTCGCCCTGCGCGGTGGCGACGTCGCTGGCGTTCTGTATCTCGCCTGCGGAAACTTGGGCGGAAAGCAGCGCCGTGGCCTCGGCCGCGGCCTGGTAGGCCTGCGCCTTCTGCTCGTGCATCGTCTGCTCGGCGGTAAGCTCGTCGATGCGCGCCTGTACCGCCGCGTCCTTCTCGGCCTGGCGGTTGGAAATCATCTGGTCCGTCGTCGCCTGGTCGAGCTGCAGGAGGCCGTCCTCGGTTATCGAGGCGTTCTCAAGGAGCGACTCGCCGAACTCCGAGTACAGCGCGTCGAAGTCGTCGAGCGACACCGTGTAGTCGTCGCCGATTGTCTCGATTACGTCGCTTATCTCCTGGAACGACTCTATGAGCTGGTCCGACGCGTCGTGCGCGTCGAGCGTCATCTCGACGTCGATTGAGAAGTCGTCGTCGAAGAAGTCCCTCACGGAGTCTTCGAAGTCGGTGAAAAGCCCTGTGTCGATGTCGTAGTCCAGGTCGTAGGACTCTTCCATCGCGTCGCGTATCGCGTCGGCGTTGTGCTCCGTCGCGGTCGCCATGTCGTTCAGGTAGCGGCCAAGCTCCTGCGAGTCCGCGCGCATTCCCGCTACGGAGCTGTCGAGGTCCATGAGCTGCTTGTAAGTCGTCTCGCTCACGCGGCCTTCGGAGCTGAACTCGTCTGCCGCCTCCTGATAGACGTCGCGGACTTCCTCGGCATCTGCGAGCAGGGAAACCTGGCTCACCATGCCGCTGGAAACCATGTAGTCTATCTGCGCGTTTATCTCCTCGGCCGACTTGTCCGGGTCGATGCGCGCCAGGAGCTGGAACTGTGAGTAGCCGTCCACACCGGCCTCGGACAGCTTGGTCACGGCATCGCCGAGAGCGCCCGCGTTGTTCCCGAACGTCTCGGAAAGCGACGACAGCTGCGACTCGGTGAACGTGGTGCCGAGTGTGCTTGCGAGGGAACCGGCGGATGCGTTGGCCTCGTCTGCCGTCGCCCCGTTCTCCATGAGGTAGTCTCGGTAGTCCGTGGCGATGTCGTCAAGGCCCACGGCGTCGAGGAGCTTCCTTGTCTCCTCCGTGATGCCCATCTGGGCGTCCACAAGGTTGCTCTCGGCCTCGTCAAGGTCGAACGTGGTGCCAAGTGAGGCGACGTACGCGTCGACGTCCTCTGCGGCGATTCCAAGGCCCTCCGCGAACTCGTAGAGGGTGTAGAGGTCCTCGCCGTCGAACTCGGAGCCTCCGGCCTTGACGCGGTTCTCGCTGATGCGCGCGGCCGTGGACTCGATGCCGTTGACGCGCTCGCGGGAATATCCGGTCTCCAGCATCTTTACGACGCCGTTGGCCGTCATACCGTTCTCGACGCCGTCCTTGACGGCTGCCGCCACGAAGTCGGGGTCGTAGTCGTCGAAGAGGTCGGTGAGGGCCTCTATCGCGTCGGCGTCGCCGTCCGCCAGCTTCTCGATGTTGTCGACGGTCTCGTTGACCATCGCGTACTGCGTGTCGAGGTCAAAGCCGAGTTCGGCCATAGCCTCGTTGACCGCGAGTGCGAGCTGACCGCCGGAAGACGTGGAGTCCGCATACTTCGAACCCATGACGGACAGTAGCGCGTCGTTCTTGGCTGTGCTTTCCGAAAACGACGTCCCGAGGCCGTCGATAAACGACGCTATCTCTTCCTCCGACATGCCGATACCGGACATGTAGGAGTAGAGGTCGTACAGTATCGACTCGGTGTCCTGCGAGGACATGCCCCTTGCGGCGCGGTCCGCGTCAATGCTTGCGGCCCTGTCGGATATGACACCGGCCGTCTCCTCCGACACGCCGTACTCGTTAGCCGCGAGCATCACACCCGCGCTCGTGCCGTCCTTCGTGCCGTTGTAGAGCCAGGAGTAGGCCTCGGCGGGGTCCATGTCCTCTATGGCGGCAAGCAGCGCCTGCCGAACGTCGTCGTCGCCTCCGGCAAGCTCCTCGATGAGGTCGCTGACCTTGGTTACGTAGGTGCCCGCGGCCTCCGCCGTCATCGACGTCTTGTTCTCGGCTGCCCAGGAGGCGAACCAGTCCTTGACGTCGAGCATCGCCTGCCCGGCCTCGGAAGCCGTGTCTACCCCCGTGATGCCGAGCCTGGCCAGTGCCAGGTTATCCTCGTTGTAGTCGGGGTTCGACGCGACGTCTGCGATGGCTGCCGCGCGGACGGTCTCGTCCTCGATGCTTGAGATGGAGTCGAGGAAGCCCTGGACGGTTTCCGTCACGTCTTCCTCGTCGATTTCGTCGCCCTGAAGCTCGGCGAGCTTCCTCTGGTTGGCGACGTTGTCCTCAAGCGCGGCGGACTGGGCGTCGGTCCAGGTCTTCGCCTCCGCTATGCTGTTGATGTACTCGGAGACGTTCTTCCCGAGGGTGGCATAGCCGTTCTCGTCGTAGTCGGCCATGACGGCTTCCCAGAAGTCGGAGTCCGCGAAGAGGTCGCTTACCGACTTTCCGGTGACCCTTTCAATCTTCGAGGAAGACGTCTCGTCGAACATGCCGAGGAGCGACGAGTAGTCTTCGAGCGAAAGCCCACGGCTGTCCGCGTCCTTGAGCGCGCTGTAAATCTCCGCCGAGCTTAAGTCGTAGCCGTAAGCGTCGCTTAGGGACTTCTTGAACGACTCGTATGTGGCGTCGCTGTAAGGGTAACCGGCGCCTTCGATAAACTCCTTCGACTTGGCCTCGTAGTCGTCGAGCATCGCGTCCAGCCGAGTCTCTATGTACCTGGACTGCTCGTCGGTGAGCACCTCGTTCGCGACGCTCTGGATAAGCGCGTCTGCTGTGTCGTATGAGGCGGACTCGACGAAGTCTTTTGTGTACGAGCTGCCGAACAGCGCGTCGACGAAGGCCTTCGCGTCCTCGTCGTTGACTATCTTGCCGTTTTCGTCGGTCTCGTACCCTTTTTCCTCGACGAAGCTCTTGGCGTAGTCGCCGCCGAAGACGTTGCTGAATATCTCGGCCTGGTCGTCGGCGATGAAGCTATACTTGTCGACCAGCGCGTCGAGGACCTCAAGCGCCTGCGCGTAGTTGTTGTACTCGCTTGAATTCTCGTCAAGGCCTTCCATGGCGGCCTTGACGTCTTCCTGCGCCTCGACGATTGCCTTGTAGGTCTGCTCCTGGTCGGCGTCCTGCGCTATATAGAACGAACTTGCGTACACGTCGTCGCTTGCGCCGAGAACGTCGCTTAAGGTGCCTTCGCCGACGGGATACTGCTGGGCTATTGGGGTTATGTAGCCGAAATATGGGTTGGCTATGGCATAGTTCGTGTAGTCGCCAAGAGCATTGAACTTCGCGTTCTTCGCCGTCACGAGGTTGTTGACGGCCGCCTTCTGCTGAGCTGCCGCATATTCCTCGGTTGCCTCGATGAGGCGGTCAAGCGTGTCCTTGCGGACGTTCTCGGCGCTTATCGTCTGGCCGAGGGCCTCGTTGTAGTCCACAAGCGTGCTGCGAAGCTCGTCGGTTATGACGCCGTTCTCCTTGTAGGAGTCGTACTGCTCGTAGAACGCCTCCTGGGCGCTCGATATGTTCTCAAGCCTCTCTGTCGCCTCGTCCTCGGCCTCCTGGAGCGATTCAAGCATCTTCTCCTGGGCGGTCGTCACGTACTCGTAGGCTGCGGCGACTATCTCGAACACGGCCACGAACGCGGCAGCGTACAGTATCTCCTTGCTGAGTCCGGCTATCGCGGCTTTGAGCGACGTGATGGACACGGCGCTCTTCTTGCCGGTCTCGCCGACTGCGGAAACCTCGGCCTTGAGCGCGCCGACATTCTTCTTCGCGGAGTCTGACTCCGTGCCGACCTTCTTGGTGGCGTCCGCCTGTGCTGAGGTGCCTTCCGCCGCGACGTTGGCTGCAGTTGCGAGGTCCCTCTCAGCGTCCGTCACGTCGGCGACTGCGGACTCTGCGCCGCGCGCGCTGTCTTCGAGCTTATCGAGCGCGGCGCTTCCGGTGACGACGGTGGACGGCTTCCCAGAAGACGTGGAGGCCGCTTTGCCTGCGGCAGCGTTCTTCGCCGACGCGTTTTCGAGCGTCGCCTCGGTCTCCTTTATCGTCGCGGCGGCGTTCTTCTGCTTCGCGTCGGTGTTCTCTGTCTCGACGGCGGCCTGGGCCTCGCGTATCGCCCTGTCGGCCTCCTCTATCTCGCGGAGCTTCTTGATTACGCGGTCAAGTTCGCTGAAGGACGAGACGAGCATGGGTACCGAGAACGCCATGTTCTCAAGCGTCTGGGCGAACTTCTCAAAGAATGACGCGTCCTCGTCGGTCCAGATGGACACGACGTTGTACAGCGACGACATCGACGCGATTATCTGCGCGACGCCTCCGACCGCCGAGACGATGCTCGAAACCTTCTCCTGCGACAGCATGTCCTGGGCGTAGGTGCTGAAACCGGCAACGGTCGCGCCGCTCGTCTGCTGGGCTTTTGCGACGTCGGCTCGGGTCGTCTTTATATAACCCTCGTTCGCAAGGACGTCGAGCTGTGAAGACGCTTTTTGCAAAGACTCAAGCATAACGTCGACGTATGCGTTGAAGTCTTTAACTTCTCCGGTAGCTTCGTCGGTCGTTATCGAAAACCATTTAAGCGCGTCTGCATACTTGGCACCGATTGACCCGTCTACCTCGTTAACAGAAAGCTTAAGCTTGTTAAGCTCCTGTACAAGCGTCTCCGCAGATTCCTTTGAAATTTTTTCTTGCGAGTTTACCTGCTGCAGCTTGGATATCGCATCTTTGTACCTGCCGACGACCACCCCGAGCGTCTTTTGCAGGCCTTCGTTTGCGGTTACGACGCCGCCTATGTTCGTCGTCAGTTCGTTTACTCGCCCGTTGGCGATTTCGCTTACGATGTTTTCCGCCTGGCGGGTCTTTATAAGGTTCTGCTCGGCCAGGTCCGCCTTCTCTACGGCGGCGACCGTCTGCTGCAGCGCCTTGTTGTAAGCCTCGACCTGCTCGGTGGACATCGTGCCCGACGCGACCTTCGCCGCGTTCTGCGTTGCCAGGAGCGTCTTCAGGTCGCCGTTGTCGACGTCGGAATACTCCGCAAGCGTCTGGTAGAGGGATTCGAACGCCGAGCCGGAAGACGAGGATGACGTCGCCTTCCTGGCGATTGAGCCGCTGAACGTGCGCATCGCCGTGCCGATGAGCGCCGCGCCGACGGACGTGCCTCCGCCTATGGAGGAGACTATCCCGCTGGTCAGGTTCAGGACCTGGGTGAGCGCGTCTATCAGCGGCTTCAGTGCGTCTGTGTCGGCGAAGCTGTTGACAAGCCCCTCCCATGCGGCCCGCATCTCGTTCAGCTTGGCCGTCATGGACTCCATGTACTTCTCCTGGGTCACGCCCAGGAAGCCAGACGCGCTCTCGGAGTCCGCGAGGGTGTCGTAGTACATGTCGGAGTTGTTGAGGAGGGCGATGAGTCGGTTGTACTGGTAGCGGCCCGCGAGCTTGATTGCCACGGCCTGCTTCTCACCGGCGTCGAAGTTGCCCCACACGCCCATAAGGTCCTCGATGATGTCGCCCATGTCTCGGAGCGAGCCGTTGGTGTCGAGGACCTGGACGCCTACTTTCTCAAGCGTCGACGAGAACTCGCCGAGCGTAGTCCCGTCTTCGAGGGTTTCGCCCAGCTTGAGGTCGCCGAGGCGCGAGTAGATTGTCTTTACTGCGGTGTTCCCCCCGGTTCGCAGGTCCGGGAGCGCCGCTTACTCAAGGCGGCTGCTCGTGCTTTCACACGAGAACAGACTATCTCTTAGCCACAAAAAACATGGCAAAAGCCGTTTCCGGTGCCCTATGCTTGCACCGTACTCCCCTTAGCGGGGATAGTCGTTGAACCAAAGAACGGAAGAACCTCAAGGTTTTTGAAAGCCTTGCCGAAATACTTGACCTCGTAAAGCGGAACGCCTCGCTCTTTGCAATATTCCCGCTTACGCTCGTCAAGCTCCAACCTGTGCCGAAATGCCTCCTCGCCACCCCAGCGGGAGACCGAACTGTAGTGCTGCTCGCCCTGTACCTCTATGAAGTACTGCAAGTTGCCGTCGCCGTCGTACACACCGAAGTCGAACCGCTGCCTTCCAAGCTCGGGTACGTTCACCTGCTCCTTGAACTCGATTCCGCGCTCCAAGAGCATCTTCGCTATGGCCTTCTCGCCAAGAGACGTCCTGCGGTCGCACTTGGGGCACCCGGACGAGCCTATCAGGCAGTCGAACTTCTGTTGGAATATCTGGTTGCACTTCATGCAGCGGTACGTGCATCTCTCGTGGCGGCCGTTGTAGTTGAGCAGCTTTATCTGTCCCAAGAACAGCTCGTCCAAAACGCCCTGTGCGTGCTCGAACGTGCTCGACAGGCGTTTACCTTTTGTCTTGCAAAACTTGCATGCAGAAGGGGCCACAAAAAACTGCTGTACGTTCTTCTCAAAGCTGTTTCCACAAACTAGGTGTTTGACGACGATGCGCTCGCTTGAAAGCTTTTTGACAAGCTCGAACTCGTCGCTCTCATCAAGCCACTTCTTCACCTTGTCAAACTTCTTAGCGTCGCGGTTCTCGCAACACCTGAAGCCGGATATCGCCCGCCACCCCTTTTGATAATGGTGGATTTTTCCGCAAGCGAGACACTTCACGTCCACTGGCTTGCTTATCGCGGTGTAGTTTCTAATCTCGACGTGGCAGTCGGGGTGGGCCACGTCGAACCGGCGGCAAAACTCTTCTTTGGTCATCTTTTCGGCCATGGTCGGTTCTTCCCTCTCGTCTTTGGTGCTGATTGCCCATTTTCGGCCGTTTAGGGGGCATGCCCTTGCGGTCATCCGTCTACTTGTTTCTGCTTTCGCTCCCGTTTCGCGAAGGTGTAAGAGGTTTCCTTCGCCGGGCAAGGCGGCTTTAGGGTTTTCCAGCTTTCAAGCTTTCTTTATGCACTAACATTTCGTGCATTTCCGGTTACCTCTGGGGTCTCGCGGGTAACCGATATGATTGTCGACATCTGCGATATGAGCTGGTCTGTCGTCACTCCCAGCGTGCTCGCGACGGACGCGACGCGGCTGGCCGCAGTCATCAGCTCCTCGGTGTCGGACGCCGTGTGCGCCGCCACCTGGGTTATCTTGTCGAGGACACCCTCGACCTCGTCCAGGCTCAGGCCGAAGCCGTTCACGAAGGCGGTGATTTGCTCAGACACCTCGGCGGTCGTCTGGCCCGTTGTGTTCGCAACCTTCAGGGTAAGCTCGGCCAGCTGGTTGGCGTCTTCGAGGTCGTAGCCCTGCTGCGCGTAGATTAGCGAGGCGTTCGTGTAGGCCGTGGTGGTCTGTCCAAGGGCCTGCGCCGCCTCGTTCGCGTAGAGGGCGAACTCCTTCATGTCCTCGACCGTGTAGTCGGACACGATTCGGATGTTCGTGAGCGACGTGTCGAGCTCGTGCAGGTAGTCTACCGCCTCGCGTATCGAGTTCGTTATCGCGTTGTAGGCGGAGGTCACCAGGTTGAGCGTGGTGACGTGACCGGCGAACGAGTTGAATATCGTGTCGACCGACTTCTTGACGCCGGTCACCTGCGTCTGCAGGGTTCCGACCGCGGTGATTACCTTGTAGAAGGCGTTGGTCCCCGAGGTTCCCGCCGCCTCGAAGCTCTTCTGGAGGTTTGTAACCCCGATGTTGTTGAGCTTCTGGGTCAGCGTCGACGTGTCAACCCTGCCGATACCTGTGTTTATGGAAGAAGATATCGAGTTCGCAAGCTCGTCTGCCTGCCGCATCGTCGTCTGGACGGCGTCGCTTCCCAGAAGGCCGTTCCTGCCCATCTGGTTTATCTTGGTCTGCAACGTGTCCAGGCCGGACGAAAGCTCCTTTATCACCTTCTGCCCGGTGCCGCTCGAAAAGTTCAGCTTGTAATCGATTATGTTCGTAAACTTTTGAGTGGTGCTAGCCATAACCCTCCTTATGCCTCCAACGGTGCTTTATACGAAAAGGACCCCACTTCATTTCAAAAGCAGGGTCCGTTTTGCGCTGTGTGAGGGCCGGGAAACTTTAATCTTGCTTGGTCGCGGGCGACATGCCCCACTTCTTGGCGATGTCGAGGACCTGCTTCACGCCGTCCTCCTCGACGCCTTCCGCCAAACCGGCGACGACGCGCCTGATTGCCGAGTCGAGCTTGCCGTCTAGGCCCGAGAGCGCACCCCGTGCGGAGTTGGCGTACGCGGCGTAGTCTTCGAACGCCGAGGTCGCGTCTTCCCAAAGGGACTTTATCTCCTGGGAGTTCTCGCTGGCGACGATGTACTTGGTATATTCCTCGTCCTCGACCACCTTGTCGTACGCCTCAAGGACTGTGACGTCGTCGAGGCCCTCCGCTCCGTCCGGCTTCACCTTGAGGAGGTACAGGCCGACCTCGACGGCCTTGCCGAACAGGTAGCGGCTTGCGCCGTACTCCGTCTCGCAAAGCCCGAGGGCGAACGATATTACCTGCCACTCTTCGGAACTTGTCATCGCGTCTCCTTTTGTCTCTCTTCTACCTTCCGCCCATTATCGCGGAGGTCAGGTCTACCCTTATGTTGGTGCTGTACAGCATCCCGACTATCGTCGGGTACGCCCTCTCGGAACGCTTGTAGGCGGACTCGACGTCTGCCTTTGGGGGCGGCTCCCACCAGTTGGCTTCCATGTACTCGTCCCTCGTGGAGTTCGCCAAGGTCGCCGCAGACGAGTTTTGGTCGGTAAGCGCCTTCTCTATCACCGATGAGACGAGCGAGAGCTTGCCTCCCGAAACGACGTACAGGCGCTTGCCGGAAGCCGCGGAAGACGCGGCCGTGCTTGCCAGCGCCGCCATGACTATCCACTGCTTGAGCTGCTCCCAGTCGTTCTCCATCTCGGTGTAAAACTCCTCGTCGTCCTCGTCGTATCGCGGGTGTCCCGACAGGAACTGGACGAGTCCGGTCTTGAAAACCTCGCCCATCTTCATGCGGTCGAAGAGGAGCTGGCCTATGGTGACGTCCGAGCCGTCTCCAAGGTACCCAGAAGCGGAGTCTAGGTTTGCGAGCTTGGGTTCCGAACCTACGGCTGCGTCGAAGCTTATAACCGCGCGTGCGCCCGTCGTCGAGAAGGTCACGCCGGGGTTCTCGGTCGCGGCAACCGTTCCGGCAACGGAGCTTTGCTTCGTCTGCGCCTGCTTTTGGAGGTTTTTGTCGACTTTTATTGTAACACACGACGACTTGGAGTTCAAACCGATTGCCGCGGTGACGGCGTTCACCATCCCGACGGCTTTCTCCTGGGACTCGGCCCGGCCGAGTGCGGCGACGTTTGGCATTATGGCCTCGTCGGTCTTCTTTATCATCTCGGAGACGGTCCCCGAAAGCCTGTCAAGGGGTTCGGTTGACGTGCTTGACTGTTGGGAGCTTATCGGCGAGCACGCCGACAGGAGGTTCTGGTAGTGCTGCTCCAGGTCCTCTGCGCGGAACCGGTAGTCCGAAACCTCTATCACCTTGCCCTCGTTGGCGGCCAGGAGCCGGTCCACTATCGACGAGGCGAAGTTCGCGGTGTCGCCGTAGACTTTGCCGGAGCCTGCCGTCTCTATCAGGATGTCCTCCTCGTACGCCTTCAGGATTGCGTCGGTGACCGAGCCTGCCGACGAGAGGTTCATCTTCCTGAGCGCGTTCGTCTCTATCTGAGAGCACAGGGACTTAATCCAGGAGTCGGTCTCGGCAACCTTCGACGCGCTGAACTCCTGGGTGTAGCTTGACGTGTTCACGTCTCTGCTCAAAGAGTTCCCTGCGGGCGTCAGCGCGTCGCCAAGCCCGTCCCCGGTGGTACCGGCCGCAAAGGCGCGGTCGAGCGCCAGCCTGTTGTACGACGTCCCCTCCCTCGGCTGCGAGCCGACGTTCGCAAAGAACTTGTCGAGCTGTTCCACGGCGTCGGTCTGTACCGCGTCGTAGAGTTCCGAGAAGGTCATGTACTCGTTGTTCCTGTACCAGTAGTGCAGGTAGTCAGCCACGTTGCCTCCTCACGGAAAACAAAAAAAAAGGAGGACGGGCGAAAAGCCCGCCCTCCGGAAAGGTTACTTGAAGACGAGACGCGAGAAGTCGAAGGTGTAGTTGGTCACCTTGTCGCCGTCCGCGCTCTTCAGCTGGAAGAAGGCGATGG